ACATTTCAAGATTGGGGTAATGCAACTATGGCAATACATAGTCCTAATTTAACAACAGGATACCAAGTTCCTAAAATACAAGGTGCAGGACAATCTGAAGAAATTGATAAATTAAATGAAGGAACAGATTATTTAGAAAGAAGATTAAGACAAGAAAAATTAAGAAAAGCACAAGCTGATGCTAATAAAGCAGAAGCTCAAGCAGATAAAGTTATTAATGATACAAGTACAAATGACGACCCTAATGTTATAGGAACAAGTCAATCTGGTGATACTAAAGTAACATTAAAAAAGAAACCACCTAAAGATAAGAAAAAGAAAATAGTAAAAGGCCCTAATCCGGGTGATGCAGGTGGAACATCTACTTATAGTTCTGGTAGTAGTTCACAACCAACAGGTCAAAGTGTTGGCCCTGTAGGTGCTCCAGTATCAGTAACTTATCCAAGTGGCCCAGATTTAACAAATAGATAATAGGAGAAATATATGGCAAATGGAATGATGAATAATCCAAACGCTCCAATGGGAGGCCAACCTCCTATGGGAGAACCACCAATGGGTAATCCAATGGGTGCAGAAGCACCTATGGGAGGAAGAGAAGATGCAATATTAGATATGCATTTAACACCCGATGTAAAACAAGCACTACAATCAAAAGGTATTGATATTGGCCCTGTGGCTGATAGAGGCCCAACTGAACCTGTAGTGGTAATACCAGTTTCAATAGTTATGGCTAGATATCCCGGAAGTAATCCAGAAGAATCTATGCAACAATTTGTACAGGATATGACTGCAAATGCACAACCACCTGCTACAGAACCACCAGTTTCTGCTCCAATGGGTAATCCAATGGGTGCAGAAGCTCCACCACCTTCACCAGAAGGTTTAGGAGCACCAACACCAATGGATAGGCCACCTATGACTGCATAAGTCATAGCCCCAATGCGACTCTAGGCCACCTGTTTTCCAACAGCACCTAAAAAAAGGAGGATAAAATGGAAGAAGAAAAAAAAGTTTCTCAAGAAAATGAGGAACAAAAACCAAAGGCTCTTCTCGAGCCTACACCTTATAAAAATAACTACAGAAGAGAGTTAGATAAGGAAGAAACAGAAGACACAGCTACCGACTCGAAAAACACTTCTTCAGAAGAAGAAGCCACTCCAGTAGAGGAACGCCCTGTTGATGCTGAAGAGAAAGTGTTTAAGAAACGTTACGACGACCTTAAACGCCATTACGATTCTACTGTCAATAAGCATAAAGAAGAAAAATCTTCTCTAAAACGTCAGTTAGAAGAAAGCACACAGCAAACATTACCTAAGACTAAAGAGGAAATTGAAGCTTGGCGAACTAAATACCCAGATGTATATGATGTTATAACTACTATAGCAGATACAAAAGCGGATGAAAAAGCCAAACAAGTTCAAACCAAATTAAAAGATTTAGAAGTTGCTCAAGAAAATGTTAATAAAGAAAAAGCTGAAGTACAATTATCAAAACTTCATCCAGACTTTAATGATATAAGAGCAGACGAAAAATTTCATGAATGGGTTGGAAAACAAGATTCTACTATTCAAGGGTGGTTGTATGACAATACTTCCAATGCTAGTTTAGCGGCTCGTGCAATTGATTTATATAAATTAGATGCAGGAATAACAAAACCAAAAAAACAAAGTGTTGATAAAAAAGAAGCGTCAAAATCTGTGACTTCTACTTCTAAAAGAGACATTGAAGCAGGCGATAAAAAAATGTGGAAAGTTAGTGAAATAGCTAAATTAAAACCACATGAGTTTGTTAAACATGAGAAAGATATAGACTTAGCTAGAGCGGAAGGTAGAATTGTTAATGGGTAATCTTTAACAGTCTATAGGAGGACTAAATTATGGCTATATCAAAATCAGCAGGATATGACAACTTACCTTCGGGTAATTGGCTACCGGCGATATACAGCCAAAAGGTTCAAAAGTTCTTTAGAACTGCATCAGTAGTAGAAGATATTACTAATACTGACTATGCAGGTGAGATTGAGGCTTACGGAGATACAGTTAACATTATTAAAGAGCCAACAATTAGCGTAAGTTCTTACACTAGAGGCGGTCAAATCAACATCCAGAATCTGGCTGATGACCAACTGCAACTAGTTGTAGACCAAGCTAATGCGTTTGCTTTTAAAGTTGACGATATCGAAGAAAGACAAGCTCATGTGAACTGGGAAGCTTTGGCTACTTCTTCTGGAGCATATGCTCTAAAAGATAACTATGACGGAAACGTACTTGCGGCAATGTTTGCCGGTGCAGGTACTGACCACGGAACTATTTCAAGTGGTCATGGTTCTGGTGACACAGACCCACTAAATACTTTGGCGTTAGCGTCAAAAACATTACATGGTAGTGATGTTCCAACTGATAATAGATGGATGGTAAGTAGCCCAGAATTTTTTGAGCAACTTGCACAAAGTGCTTCAAAATTAATGGACGCATCTATTACAGGTGATGGAGCTTCTCCATTGAGAAATGGTAGAGTTCTAGCAGGTCAAATCCAAGGATTTAACTTGTACATGACTAATAACTTTGCAGGTCTTTATGGCTTGTTTGGTCACATGTCTTCTACTGCTACTGCAAATGCAATTGCAAAAACAGAAGTAGTAAGAGACCCAGATTCATTTGCAGACATCGTAAGAGGTTTGCATGTATTTGGAAGGAAAGTGCTTCGTACGGAATCGCTTACCAAAGCAACATTCACGTATGACGCTGATTAATAGGAGGGTATACAAATGGCAACAGTAAGTAAAGTAACTGGTTCAACATCTGGGCATCCTTCGACTAGAAGAAAGCCTTATTACGTTGAAAATACAATCGACAACTCTTTATTTGACCCGGCGGCGGGTGACATTATACAATGTCTAAACGTACCGGCAGAAACAGTTGTTTTAAGTGCAGGATTAGAAGTTCTAACAGCTTCTTCTTCTTCTGTTACTTTTGATTTAGGTATTACAGGTTCTACAGCAGGACACCATGACCCAGATTGTTGGGTAGATGCGTACGATGCTACTGGAACAGGTCATGCTCCAATGGATGCTACAGATGCGGCACATCAGCTCATCGTTAAAACAGCAGATACCATTGATATTTTAACTGCAGGTGCACAAGACACTGCAGGTAAAGTAAGAGTATGGGCAATTATGTGTGATATTAGCGGTTCAGATGAAACTGCTTCAAACACAGCATAAAATAAATTAATTTAGGGGGATGAAATATTCCCCCTTTTTTTATAAAGGGAATCATATGGCACTTTGGGATATGAGAAAAACTGAAAAAATTACTCCTTTATTTGATGATAATGATTTAAAGGAAGATGTATCTAGATTAGAGAAAAAAATAGATACAATATTAGCTTTATTAGTAAAATTACAACAACAAAAAAAGAATGATTAAAATATGGTTTATGTTAGTTTTAATATCTATGCCTAACGCACCTTCTGTTAAATATAATGGTTTTATATACCCAAGTGAAGAAGAATGCCAAGTGGCAAGATATGAATTACATGAAGTATATAATAATAAATCTACTGAATATAAATCAGCAGTAATAATGGATTCATATTGTGTAGAATTTGAAGGTTTTCCAATAGCAGGATTAGGATTAAATAAAACAGGAGTATAATGGCAACATATTTAGTATTATCTAATAGAGTTTTAAATGCACTAAATGAAGTAGAATTAACATCTGCTAATTTTAGTAGTAGTCGTGGAGTACAGACTGCAGTTAAAAATTTTATTAATAGGTCATTACATGATGTATATAATGAACTAGAAGAATTGCCGAGTCTTCACAAAGAAACATTTTATAATACAAATGCAGGACAAAGAGAATATGATTTACCAACTGCAGATTCACCACAAAGTGGTGATTTACAATGGCGTAAAATAGATTGGGATACAACTTATTTAAAACCAAAAGAATTAGTTACTAATGGTGAATTTACTTCTAACATAAATAGTTGGACTACTATTGCAGGTAGTGGTAGTGCCGCTTATAATAGTGGAGGTAATGGTAGATTACGATTAAACGATTATGCGGCTTATCAAGCTATTACAACAAGTAAAAATACAGAATATAGAATACAAGTAAAAGTCTACGATTCTAATAGTGTAGGACAAGCATTAAAAGTACAAGTTGGTACTGCGGCAGAAGGAACACAAAATTTAAATACAACATTAACAGTAGAAAATTTTGGTGAAGGTGCAGTATTAGATACAACATTTACTGCAACAGCACAAACAAGTTATATTACAGTAAATAATACAGTTACAACAACTAATTTAGATGTAGATTATATCAGAATTTCTAGAAATACTAACCCTAAAAGATTACGTTATATTTCTTATGATGATTATATTAGACAATATTCAGAAAGAGATAAAAATAATTTAAGTACTTCTCAAGGAGAACCTAAATATGTATATAAAACTCAAAGTGGTAAATTAGGATTAAGTCCAGTACCAGATAGAAATGATTATTCTATTGTTTTAGAATATTGGAAAGAACATACAGAATTATCTGCTCATGGAGATAGTCCAGATTTAGATAATAGGTATGCAGATTTAATTGTTTCAAGAGCAAGTTATTATGTATATAATCTTCGTTCTGACCCAGAACATGCAATGATTGCTAATAGAGAATTTGAAGAAGGTTTAAAACGTCTTCGTTCTGATTTAGTATCAAAACAAGAATATATGCGTGATGAAAGAGTTAATCTTAGAGTAAGTACTTATTAATGCCAAATACATCACAAATAGCACCTACAGTAGTTAGCTGTTATGGGGGATTAGTTTTAAATAAAGATGTATTCTCTATGAGACCGGGAGAAGCTTTACAACTAACTAATTTTGAACCAGATATTGCAGGTGGTTATAAAAAAATGCTTGGTACAACAGCATATAATACTAGCATTGTACCCCAAGTATCTTCATCAAGTGAAATTGTAGATATGGTAGCGATATTTAATGATGTAGTATTAGCGGCTAGAGGTGGTACAGTTTCTTATGCAGGAACAAGTGGTTCATGGACTTCTGTAGCAACAGGAAAAGGTACAACATATCGTTATGATTTTGAACGTTATAATTATAATGGAACAGAAAAAATAATGATAGCAACTGGCACAACTAATGCTTTTTCTATTGACACATCATATAATGTTGATATAATAAATGCAACAGGTGGTGGTACTGCTCCAACAGCACCTAAATTTGTAGCATCATTTAAAAATCATATGTTCTACGCAGGTATGTCAAATGCTATATCTAGTGTTATATTTTCTGGCCCTTTTACAGAAGATGATTTTGATACAGGTGGTGGAACAATAAAAGTTGATACAACAATAGTTGGACTTAAAGTTTTCCGTGAAGAATTATTTGTATTTGGTGAAGATAGAATATTTAAAATAACTGGCTCATCAAGTTCTGATTTTGCTGTTACACCAGTTACTCGTAAAATTGGTTGTGTAGATGGTAAAAGTATACAAGAGCTTGGTGGAGATTTAATTTATTTAGCACCAGATGGTCTTAGAACTATTGCGGGTACAGAAAGAATTGGTGACGTAGAATTAGGTACAGTATCTAAACAAATACAAGATAGAATTGCAGATATAGGTACTGATAATATTACATCAACAGTTATTAGAGGTAAATCACAATACAGATTATTTTATCCTACAACTGGACAAACAGAAGCGGCGGCAAAAGGAATAATAGCCGTATTAAAAGCAAATCCAGA